GCGCAGGTGCTTCGACGCCGGGAGTCGGCCGCCGTCATCCTCCGCACGCTCGGTCACGATGCTCCGGAGGTATGGTGACTGCCGGACAGCCTTGCCCATGCGGTCGTCGGAGAAGTCGAGGGCGTCCGAGCGCGTCGGGAAGTAGTAGATGCACGTCCTGTCGAGGCCGGCCTGCGCCTGGCTGTCGAGCATCCACAGTGCCAGCGAGAGCGCCCACTCGGTGGCGCCCATCTGCGTGCTCTTCATCAGCACGACACGCCGCCTGGTCCGTAGCACGTCAGGCGTCTCGGCGTAGAGCGCCCGGAGGTACTCGTGCCGGTCGAGGCTGAAGCGACGGCGACCGATGTAGCGGTACCCGAGCGACCAAGCCAGCAGCGACTCCCGGGCACGGCGCCGAGCCAGTTCCTCCAGCGCGCCACGCTGCGGGGCTGTCAACATGCGCTGATGAACACATGGGGCGAGGGTGGCGCCACGGGTGGCGCTGCCGCCTTGACGGTGGCACACGGACTCGGCCAGATAGGGCGCTGTTCCGGGTCCATCAGGCGGGCCAGGGTGCGCATGTTGTCGTCCTGCCAGTCCTCGCACTCGCCAGCGCTGTTGCGCGTAGAGCAGTAGTCATACAGGGGCTTCACCGTTCGGCTCCCCGTCAGCGGGTCATGGTCAGCCGGCGCCAGGTTGACGTATGTGCACCGCCACTTCGCCGGCTTGGCGGGCCGGCCGAGGAGCCAACTGAGTCGCTGGTCACAGAACCTGCAGTTCGCGCAGGACGCACGGCCCTTCGTGTCGGCTACTCTCACGTGCTGCCCTCCAGCCTGAGCTGCTCCGTCGCCCGCGCCACGCGCTTGCGGGCGATCTCCACGTACTCGGCCTCGCGTTCAATCCCGATGCCGTTCAGCCCGAGCTTCGCAGCGGCCACGAGCGTTGTGCCCGAGCCGAGGAACGGGTCGAGGACGGTGCCGCCGGGCGGGCAGTGCCGGCGCAAGATGCGCTCCATCAGCCACTCGGGCTTCTGCGTTGGGTGACCCGTGCGCTCGGTGTTGCTCCGCACCATCGGCCCTTCAATGACGTTCCAGCGGTCGCGGCCATCAGGCGGTCTGTCAAACCAAGCGCCCGGCCGCGCGCCCCACACGATGCACTCGAATGCTGACTGATAGGTCGGCCTGCAGCCGCGCGGGATTGGCGTGGTCTTGACCCACGCCAGGACGTGGCGAGGTGCTATGCCATGCCTGTGCATGGCGTTACGAAGTCGCCCGACGTCCTCGACCTTGCAGAACGCGAGCACAGACCCCGACTCCGCCAACGCCCAGGACGCGGGCCCAACCCAGGCAGTGGAGAATGTATCCCATGCCTGCTCGGTCACGTCGGTGCAGGTTCCCCTGTTGCCATGAAGCCAACTCGGGGGGTCATAGCTCGGCAGCCCATACGGCGGATCTGTCACCACGCAGTCGACGCTGCCCGCCGCCAGCGTCGTCAGCACTTCCAGGCAGTCGCCGTGGATGATCTCCAGGCTCACGCGCCCACCCCGCCCTGCTCCGTCAGCGTGCCCGGTGCACCGAGCCCCACCGCGAACGGCGACAGGCTCATGCCGCTCGGCACCGGGTTCCCGGTCGAGCCCTCCTGGTTGATCCGGTCTAGCTTCGCCTGCGCCGCGTCCATGCTGATCCCGTGCAGCGCCGCGATCGCGTCAACGCGCGGCTGCAGCCCGGCCTCGACCATCGCCGTCTGGTCCGCGATGTCCTCGGTCAGGTTGCTCGGTAGCCCGTCCTGCCAGGTCAGCATGAGATCGCGCATCGGCACGAGCTCGACCTGCCCATCAGCCGGCTGCCAGATCGGCCACCCGCGGCGCGCGACCGCCGCGTGCAGCTCAATCGCCGTGGTGTAGAGCCACCGCAAGGGCCGATCGAACGCCTGCTGTTTGCGCTTGGCCAATGTCTGGGTCTTCATCTGGCTCAGTCGCAGCGCGACGCCGCTGGTGGGCCCGCCGCCTTCCTGCGGGAGCAGCGCACTCATGTCGATCCCCGCCGCCGCGACGAACGCCTCTTTCAGCTCCTGGATCGCGTTCTCGACTGCGCTCAGATCCTCGCCCCAGGTCACGTAGCCGACCGGGGCCGAGCCAGTCCAGCCGTCTGGGACTGGCCAGAACTTCGACTCGGAGCACTTGAGCTCGCCGTTGTCGTCAAGTGCGCTTGCCGGCCCGTAGAGGCCCGGGTCCGAGTGCATCTTCAGGATGCGCGCACGCTGCGTCTCCATGGCGTTGAGCGCGCCTTGGATGCCGAGCAGGCCCTCATAGTCGCTCTGGCCCCACGGCAGCGTCTGCCCGTTCGGCACGTGCAGCACGAGGAGCCCGGCCACGCCCGTCCGCACTGGCTCCTCGCTCAGTGCCGCCGTCTCGGGCAGTGCGGTCAGCAGCAGCCGGTCAACGTTCGGCCTGTACCTGAACCCCTGGCCCATCTCGCCGCTGAGCTGATAGAGTTCGTGGGCGATGACTGATTCAGTGCCGCCGCCTGGCAGCGGCTCAACCCAGTGCCGCTCGAGGTGCAGGTAGTACCGCTTCTCCCGGCAGAGCACCTCGCCGATGTCGGCCGCGATGAGCTGATCCCCGAGGTAGACCGGGTAGAACGTGGAGGGATCGACCACATCGACGCCGATCCGCTCGGCGCCCGCGTCGTAGCGGACCTTCAGCACGGCGTCGCCGCAGGTGCTGCAGTCGGTCATCCAGCGGCGGAGTTTCTGGTCGACGGCGCAGTCGAACGCGATCTGGGCGATCAGCGCATCAGTGGCGTCGCGTTCGTAGCCGGCGCTGACCTGCACGCCCTCATCGCAGGCCCGGCCGGTGACGAGATCGGTCAGCGCCGCCATGTAGTTGACGGCGACATACGGCCAGTCGTCGTCGACCTTGAAGTCGAGGTCGACGAACACCTTCTTGTGCCCGTCCTCGGCCCGGTTGAAGTACAGCCGGCGGTAGACTTGGTAGCGCAGGAGCCGCGCCTCGTGCTCTTTGGGCGGCCACGGCACGCTCCTGGGGTCTGCAGTCAGGTCAACCATGGCGTCAGCCACCGTCCTCGTTGCACCGCGTAGCCAGTCCCAGGCCCTGCCGATCAGGCCCATGGGCGCTCACCAGCCCCTCGGGCGCTTCGGCTGCGGGTTGAATGGCACGTGCTCAAGGCCGTCGAACTCGACCACCGCATAGCGCAGCGCGTCCATCAAGTGGTCCTCACATTTCGGGTCTGGCGTCTCATCCCGATACGTCCCATCGCCGTTCCGGACGTTCATGTAGCGGTAGAACTGGGCGATGGTGTTCTTGCAGTGCCGAGCCACCATCAGCCTGTTGCCCTTGCCGCGCTCGTCAACTCGCCTGATGCCGGGCTTCACCGGGTTCTTGGCCTCACTCGCGGGCAGCGGCTTCGCCCGGAACTTCCGGATGTTGCTCGGGTCCTCGGGGTCGCACTTCCACGCCTTCACGCCGTGCTCGCCCGTCAACCCGTACGCCTGTTCGACCCACCAGTCGATGTCCTGCTCGGTCGCGTAGACCTCATCGAGCACCCAGGCCACGCCGTCGGGGGCCTCGCCCAGCACGAGCAGGGCGCCCGGCTTGCGGAAGCCCCAGTCGACTGCGCCCACCACGCGCACGAAAGTCTCCGGCGGGTCCCCTACGTGTGAAACGTCCGAGAACCACGGGTAGACCATCCCGGCCTGGGCGATGGCCGGCGAGAACTTGCACTCGTACTCGCGCTCGAACTGCCACTGCGGCATGCGCCTCCGCTCTTCGGCCAGGAACTCCTCGCTGATGCGGGGGCATGAGGATGACGGCACAGTCCACTTGCGCCAGCCCCCGCCCTCCCCACCGTCTTCGTCGATCGCGCGGCACGTCTCGAAGAAGAACCCGGTCGGCTCGCTGGCCGAGCTCGACAGCAGCAGGACGCCGTCCCGGCTCGTGGCCAGCATCGGGCGCACGGCGTAGTAGAGGGCGTCGGGCACGAATGCCGCCTCGTCAATGATGACCAGGCCAGGAGCTGAGAATGAGCGCACGCCCATGGCACTCGTGGTTACCGCCTCGATGCGTGATCCGTTGCTGAATCGCACCGTCCGGTGAACGTCAGGGGAGGAGACGCGCCGCGCCGGCAGTGACCGCTCATCGAGCTGGGCGTAGAGCGGCTGGAACTTCCCCTCGATGAGCTCGACTGCCGCCTTCTCGCGCTGGGCGGCGACAATGGTCAGGTGGTGTGGGATGGTGATCGAGCGAGTCAGAGCCAGGGCGGCGTCCACGGCACTCTTGCCAGCCTGCCGTCCGCATAGCAGCACCCGCTGCGGGGCATCGCTCTCAAGGAACTCAATCTGCCAGGGGTCCGGCTCGTAGCCCGCGGCTCGCATCAGATCCGCGGCCGTCGCCAGTTCCGTTCCCGACGAGCCCAACCACGGTGCCAAGGCCTCGTGAACCCAGTCGATCGAGGACCTTCTCCCAGGCTCCTGGATCCACGCAGGTACGGACAACCTCCATCACCATCCTCAGCACGGCCACGGCCTGCGCCTTGGGCACAAGCTCCTGCAGGTCGCGCTCGATGTTCACGAACCTGTTGACAGCCTGCGCGAGCAGCGCCTCACCGGCCGGGTTGCCACCGTCCATCTGCCACTTCAGCAGCCGAGCCCGCATCGTGCGGATCTCCTGCGCCATGGATGGGCCCTCGGCCTCGAGATCGGCGATGGCCTCCAGCATCGGCGCCAAGCCCTTGATCTGGCGAACGAGATCGGCGTAGGCGCCATGGGTCGGGGGCCGGCCGGGGCTGCGCCCGCCATGGAGGTAGCACCGATTCCTCCCGCGGACGGGAGCGTGCTGACATGGCGTCTTGGCTCGGGTCTTCGCACCGCATATCGCGCGTTCGACCATGGGGTTTCCCTCAGCGGGTGGCCGATCATGGGGTTTGCGCGCCATCTCACACCTCACCCGCGCTCTGCGCGTCGCGCTCGAGTTCGCGGAGCTGCATCCGCGCGGCGCCGAGTCGGCTCTTGACTGTGCCCATAGGCACGCCGAGCACGGCCGCGATGGTGTCGATGCTGGCGCCCACGGCCCGCATCCAGACCACGTCGCGCAGTCGCGGGATGAGTTGGTCGATGAGCGGGCGGAGCCGTCCTCCGCGCTCATGCAGGCCCGAGGCGATCTCCTCCGGGACCTCGGCGGCCTGGTCAACCAACCAGCTCCAGCGCTCATCGGTAGACCCGGGCAACGGGCACCTCCTGTTGGCTCTGGCCACGTCAAGGGCGTTCGTCCATGCCACCTGCCTCAGCCACGCTATGTAGCGCGTCCCCGGCCGGTAGCCGCCGACCTCCTCCAGCACGGTGAGCCTGGCCTGCGCCAGCGCCTCCTCCACGTTGTCGTGACCGCGCACCACTTTGCGCGCGATGCCGCGGCACAGCCGCTCGTGGCGCTGCCATAGCACTTCAGCCGCCCGGCCGTCGCCGCCGATGTAGCGGCAGACCAGGTCATCGTCGCTGAGCTGCTGGTAGCGTTTCACTGCTGCGAGCATCGGTCACCCCAACCTGTCGCAGATCGGCGTGCTGCCCACAACGCCCGGCCCCGGATGCCGCCCCCGGCCGTGCTGCCTTGAGGCGAACTCCTCGGCGGCCGCGAGGTCGGGCCGTGGGCGGATGACTAGGACGCCGCTCCGCGCTCTGCGCTTCTCGGCAGCCGCCAGACCGGCCATGTAGCGCCGCTTACTCTCGAGTTCCGCCTCGCGCCGGCACTCATCGCTGCAGTACCCGCGGCGGTTGCTGCTCGGCCGGAACCACACCCCGCACCGGCACTGCCTCAGGTTCACCATGTCAGACCCCCTCCGCATCGAGGCCCCGCGCCAGCGCCTCGCGTGCATAGTGGTGCCTGCTCTTGACTGTGCCGACAGGCACTCCCGTGGCGGCGGCGATCTCGCGGTAGCCGAGGCCGTGAGCAACCATCACCACCACCTCGCGCTGTGTGCTGCTCAGGTGGGCCACCTGTCGCCGAACTGCCTGGGCCAGCTCGGACGCGATGAGCATGTCATCGCTGTGCGGGTCGACCTGCGGCTCCCGTCCGTACAGGGGGCCGGTGAGGCTGCTCACAGGGGTGGGAAGGCGCTGGCTCAGCTTGGCCACCGTCTTGGCCTCGTTCACGGCGCAGGTGGTAATCCAGCCTCTGAAGTTCGTCCCGAGCTCATACCGGTGTAGGTTGTGCCACAGGCGCAGATGGAGCGATGAGAGCGTATCCTGCACGTCAGCATAGGGAGACACCCAGCCAGAGATCAGGGACTGGCACCGCCGGCAATGGCGCTCCCAGAGCACGCTGAACGAGTCCGAGTCGCCACCGCGCGCGCGGCGCACCAGCTCGTCATCGCTCAGCCTGTCGCGCCAGCCGGCCACTCACGACACCCTCTCTACCCAGTGCTCGGCTGGGTCATGGTTGAACTCAACCCACGCGGATTCGGCGTCGCGCTTGGTGCTGAACACATGCGCATAGACTCGGCTGAACGTCGGCCACCAGCCCCACTCCTCCTCCGACCCGCCGCGCTCGATGACGTGGCGGTACTCGCCGGTGAGGCCGACTTGTTGGCGTCGGTTAAGCCAGGAGCGCCACTCGCCTTCGGCTTGCTCGGCCGTGTCGCGTATCCACCAGCATGGGCTGGCGTTGGGGTGCGGCTCGTATAGGTTCCCAATGAACCCCGCCGGGCCGTCGTGGCCGACGGGCTCAACCCGCACCCGGTAGCCGTAGACGATGGGTGTCTGTGGCACCTACCCCACCTCCCACACGGTCACGTCGACCCGGCTCGCCTGGCCGGGCTGCGCATAGACCTTCGTCGCGCTCAGGTCGACGATCTGAGCGCGA